TCAGGTTCTGATAATTTTAATTTCCAGTCGTTCAAATCTGAAGCGAGTGGAACTTCGTCTGCTAACCAATGTGCTCTATGTTGATCTTTGTAAAAATCAAAAGCTGTTTGGTACTCAAACGGTTTGTAATATGCACGTGGTTCTGTTATCATATTTTATTTTTAATTAAATTTATTAAATCTTCAAATGTAATTATATTTTCAATCTCTTCATCCTTTATTTCAATATTATATTTAGATTCAATAAGTTGGAGGATCTCAATTTTATATATTATATTTTCTTCTCCCATATGAATATGTCTGAGTCTATTAGTTCTACTTTATTTGTGTTTTTAAAGTCAGGGAAATGTTTAGTTAAATAGTAATTATAAAGTTTAATCCTAGTATTACCATCAGCCCCATATTCAAATTGTTGAATGTTATGTTTATCTACCCAATATCTAATTAACCCAAAAACAGCAGCTAAAATTCTAGATGAATATGGGGAGTTTAATAATTGAGTTAAATTTAAATTTTCATATTTTTCATCAGAACTACCAAAATTTATAGATGGTCTTTTAGGATTAAATAAAGGAAGGATTGATAAAATATAATATTGGTCTTTATATTTTAATTCAACTCTAAATCTTGTAGGTGAATCTCTATCAATTTTATATTCAATATCTTTAGAATTTAATTCTTCAGGAGAATAAATATCTATTATTTCTTTTAATAAATTACTTAGTTTAATCATATTATTAATATAATATTAAGATTGTAATTCGAAAAACGCTTTTTTAAGAGTTTCTCGTTCTTGGACGTTTACGTCACTAAATTCATTGACTGGTTTTGAAGGTGTATATGATTCCTCATTTTCCTCATAATCATCGAATATCTCAAAGCGACCTGTAGCGGTATCGACTTTGGCTCCAAATGTCATTCCATCACCACCATAGCGATTTTTCATGATATGGAACCTTCCAGTGCCAGCTACTTTGTCTTCTTTCTTACGAGATAATGATATAGATATGTCTGTAATCATAATTTTGTCATAGCTACCTGCGGCTTTATCACCTTCAATAATATCGTCTTTAGCACCTGATCTATTAACCTGTGATACGCTCCAAATTGGTATTTTAAGTTCACGAGCTAATCCTTTAGTGCTCAAATAAATATCATCTATCTCTTCTTTCCTCTCAGAAGCTGTTCTTTTAGAGCGAAGAAGATCTACGTAGTCAATAATAACTAAATCTGGTTTAAAATCTTGTTCAATACACTTCTTAATATGTGCTTCTAATGTTGAAATAGACGCTTTACCAGGTGAGTATTCCTTAATAATCAAATTACCTGGTAGGTCAGTAATAGTATTTTCTACTCTATCTTTAAAGTCTTTAATTGTATTTACAGGTACTCCAGTAAAACAAGCATCATATCTTAAACCAACATAATCTTCACCTAACTCTAATGTATAGTGAATAACATTGTAACCTAATTGAACAGCATGTGCTCCCATTGCAATCAATGTCCATGATTTACCTCCTCCTGGGTTACCAAATATCAAACCAAAATCACCTGGTCCAATTCCACCCTGAAATAAATTATTAAATAGATCCCAAGGTGTGGCAATAGCTGGTCTATGTTCTTCTCTATATCGAGATTCAATATCTTTATTATATTCTAGACCAACATTTTTATCTTGGCCTGATCTTAAAGCGTTGTCTACTAGATTACGAATTGAATCATAATCACCTGCCTTTAATAAATCTACTGATGTTAATAGTGCTTTCTTTAATTGTTGGTTTTTACAAAAATTAGAAAATTCTTGCTCAACATATGCTAAATCATCTTCTGATACAGTGTAGGCTTCTCGAAGCTGTTCCTTAATGGCAAGTTGTAATACTTCATTTTCAATTTTCTTAACTTCAACTTTAAGTATATCCATACTAGGAACAGTATGGTATTTAGCATAATACTTAAGAATTTCATTAATAATCCATTTATGAGAACTATTGTCAAAGTACTCATCACTTAAAACATCATGGATGTTAATTAAGAACTCTTTATGTGTAAGTAAAGAGGACAAAACTTTGATCTGGAACTGAGTCCCATATTGTGCTAGTGTGCTTAATGTCATAACTTTTATTTATTTAAAACTACTTAATGTCCTGAATGTGTCTCGTAACCAATAATCTACATTTTTTAATGTATGTCCTAATCCATCTTCATGATACATCTTTAGAAAATCAGAAACATTTAATTTACTTGGTGTCTCATTAGTTACATTCTCTATAAACGCTTTCTCATTCTCATCTACTAACGGGTTACCTAAATCCATTATCTTATAGTGATTCTGTAGTACCTCGTATTCAAATATTAACCTTGAGTAGATAACGTTTTCTTTATACTTCCCTTCACAAATATTCCTCAAGTCACCTAAAGACATCTCTTTTTCTTGTAACTCTGGAAAGAATTTATAAAGTTTTTTAGGACCTAGACCTTTTAGTCCAGGCACTTTATCTGAATTATCTCCTAATAATGTCTTGTATAATATAAAGTTTTTAGCTGGTAAACCAAACTTCTCCATTACTAATCTAGGTGTGTAAAATTCTTTTACAATTGGACTGTAAACAGTTATGTTATTGTCTACTAATTGTAAAAAATCTTTATCCGCTGAGACTATAGTAACTTTAGAATCATATTTGTTAACTAAATAACGGGATAAATACGCTATAATATCATCTGCCTCGACTTTATCGAGTGATATAAGATGGACAGGTAAACACTTTAGATAATGTATTAAACGCGATATTTGATTCACTTTTGAATCTTGTTCTTCATCTAAATCCTCAAATACAGAATGATTAGTTAGTCGAGCTAAATTTCGTCCTGATTTGTATTCAGGGAGTAAGTTCTTCCTGTTTTGGGAAGAACCTATTCCGTCGAATATCACATAAACTGAAGTTGGTTTGTTGTTATGAATTAGAGATCCTAATGAGCGAAGAAATCCTCCTAACCCACCAACATGAACTCCATCTTGGTTTACATAGTTTAAAACCGCGAAATTTCTCAAAAACATATTTAACCCATCAATAATAAGAACATTATCATATTTACTAAATGTTCCTTTATGAGGTGTATCATCTTTTTGGATATTATCTAACAGTTTTAATAGATCTTTACTCATTATTCTTCATCAATTAATGTAATTGTCTCTTTACTCTCCTCCCACTCACTCTTATCTTCAATAAGACCAATTCCATCCATACTACCTAAGATATGTACCCACTCATGAGCATGTTGTTTTTTATACTCAGTTACATCTTTAGTATCATCTCCAATAAATCCATGAATTGTTGCTACAACTGTATTTTTAGTTTGTAATCCTGTAACATGATTTTTATCTACAGCTACTTTAGTACGAACTGCAAACTCAACTTCCTTACCATCTTTAGTTGCTTTCATTTTACTTGTACCACTATTAGTAATATTACCAAATGTAATTACAACTGATGCATCTAAAAACATTGTTTCACCATTTTTCATCTTCATTTTAGGTTGTGAGAAAATATTTTCTGCTGGTGCGACCCAAATCTTATTAATAGCAACCATTGAATTTGTATAATGTGATGATTCTTTTCTTGATAATGGAAAACGTTGGTTAATAAAATTTCCAAACTGTTGTGACATTGCTCCCGCATTCCACATTGGATTATTTTTATTTGCTTCAACACTCATCTTACAAGGTATAGAACCAATTGAATCCCAAAAGAAACATAAATCATATGGTAAATTTCCTTTGCGTTGTTCATCTAATAGATCAGCAATAAATTCTGCTACATCTTCAATTGTATTTAATGAACCTCTATCAGCGTATAAGAAAAATCCTGTATAATCTGTTACTTCACCTGTTTCAGTATCAACTACATCTTCTACTTGGAAACCCATTTGTTTAGCATGTTCCCAACTCCATTTCATCTCTGTAATAATGAACACAGGCAAAATGCCCATTTTCTGGGCATTGATTGCCAATTCAAGTAATGCTGTTGTTTTACCTGTATTGCTGTGTCCTCTTAATAGAGTGATATGGCCCATTGGTGCTCCAGGAAGTGATACTGAGTCCTGGAGTGCTTCTGAAAATGGAATCCACCTTTGTTCTTTAAACTTAACATTGCCAGTCAACAATTTTTTTTCTTTAAACTTCTCTAAATTGAAGTTTGATTTCATTTCATCGGAGACTGCCGCCGTTAGTGAATCTTTTTTCTTGGCCATAACTTATTAATTTATTAAAATGGTGATTTTGAATCCTCATCTTCATCATCCGCAAACAAAGCATCAAATTTATCTGCTTTAGTTGCCTTTGTTTTAGCTTGAAGTGTATAATTTTTCTTAGGTTCTACTATATCTTCTTCTTCATCCTCATCTTCCCAAGGTAAATCATTTTTAGGAGCAGGTGCAGGTGTTGTTGCTTCTTCTTCTACCTCTTCTTCTTCTTCAAGATCAGGATTTAAAAACTTAGCTAAAATGCCTTTCAAATCTTCAAATGACATTTGCTTTTGTAGCTCTAAAACACTTGGTTGTTCAGTTAACCATGATTTAATAGTTGCCTTATCAGTACCTAGTGGTGATGTTTTTGGTTTAACACGGATTGAACATTTAATACCTTGACGGCCACCAATGTCACCCATTACAGCTTCAACTGTAAAGTCACGACCTTCATTGATGTCTGTAAAATCTCCATAATCTTCATCCTCAGCAATACCTAATAATTGCATGTAGATTTCTTTTCCAAACTCCCACAAACGAACACCTTTATCTTCTTCACCTCGAACAATAACAGGAGCAAATACTCGCATTTTTGGTTCTAGTTTCTTAGATAGTTTCCAGTTTTCTTTGTCATTTCCATTACGAAGTTGTTTAACAAATTCAACAATAGGATCTTTTTCACCCCAGTTTGTTAAAGCATATACAGGAAATTTAGATAATCCGTAGTGTACAAACACTTCTTGAAATGGATTTTCTTTGTTTAAGACTGAAGGTACAATTCGAATTTGATACTTACCTTCTTGTTTTGGTTTCCAATAGTACTTGGAATAATCGACCTTTTCTTTTTTCTGTCCGGACGACTGTAGAGAATTCAATCTCTGTTTGATTGCATTGATGTCCATAATTTAACTTGGTTTTTATTTATTTGTTTTAATATAACTACATTTTTTAACAGGGCCAAATTTTACTGCCTCTTTTTATTAGTAGTGTGTTTTCTTAACTTATTCTAACCTAAAATAGCACCGTTGTGCTTATTATAACTCTATAATGGAGTATATTTTTGTATTTAATTGTTTCAACTCATTATGTTGAGTCAATAAAATGCAATTTTTATAATGTTGCCAATTCACTTTATAATTTATATCAACTACTCCTTCATTTAGTTTTTTAATTAACTCATTTAAAGCATTGATAGTATAAAGTGTATTACTTTCTTTTTTACGATGAACTAAAATTGTGTTTTCAGGAATATGATTTATGTTTCCTTGATCGACATTATAAGTGACAACATATTCGTTTGTGCTTTTTACAAATAACACAAACATTTTATTGTACATGATAGTATAAGACTGGGTTATATCTTTAGTAAGAGCCTCTAATCCATCAGCACTAGTAAATGTACAAAATAACTTGTTGTTCAAATCTTTAATATTAACGTCAATAATGTTCGAGTCATACATATCGTACTTCGCCTTAAAAGTCATAATTCCTCCCTCTATTCATCTTTATATGTAACTTAAATTCTTTAAATATATCTTTTATTTGTTCTAATTCTTGTTCTTCATCTTCATCCCAATCCAATAAGAATGAATCATATGTGTATAATACTATTTTAGTATTTTTACCCGCTAATATTTTATGTATTTTTAGTAATATCTGAATATTAGTGGATGTTTCTAAGTTTTGTAAGACATAGTTGAAGAGTTTCTGTGGGTTCATATTCTCCAACTTATCACTTTCAAATCTATAACCTGATACAGGAGCGTCAAGGTATCCTTGAGATTGAAATAACTCCCAGTTGTTATTAGTGTATTCAGTTACTTTTTGGAAAAATTCTAAATGTTGGTATTCTTTAAAAACACCTCCATTAAATTGTTTGAATGTTAATTCTTTAGCTGTTTTATAATCTACATTATATAAAGCAGCAAACTCAGAATGAATATCAGAGTTATTAAATTCATAACCCACCAATTTTCCTGCCAATGTTGGGTGATACGCTGAAATGTCGATTTCAATAAGTTCATTATTTGATGGTATAAAGCTAGATCGAGAGTGGTTATCCTTCTTTAAAGCAGCGAAGTTAATGCTATTAAACGCATTAGATGGTCTTCTCGTTGTAGTGTTAAGGTTATATTGAGTAAAAATTCGATCATTATAAATCGAATAACTTTCATTGTTTGGTTCATAATACTTATAAAACTTATCTTTGTTTATTTTAATACCGTTTTTTTCAATTCCAAAAAATGCTAAAGCTCCTTTACTATAGAATTTAACATAATC